ATAACCCCCGAAACTGCCTATGGACAATCTGCAACTCACCGCNTGCGCGGCGTATTCAAAACAAGCCTACGACGAGATCCCNGGAGCTCAGAAGATTGAGAACCGCTGGACCTCGACAACCTTGTTCTGGCTGCCTACGGAAGACTGTCATTACATAATCCATCGTGGCTCTGCCCAGCCCAGGGACTTCCTGATTGATGGATTTGCGGTCCCTGTACGGTATTTGGGTAATTGGGTGCATGGTGGGTTTGCTTTCTCCCATATGTCCATCCGAAAAAAATTGGGAACAATTTTCAAAAATATTGAGAGCTCTGGAAAGCCTCTCATAGTGACCGGGCATTCTCTTGGGGCCGCCCAGGGCTCTCTCACGCTCCTGTACGCTCAGGAAAAGTTTCCTGGTGTTGACGCTAAGGGTTATTTCTTTGGCAAGCCTAGAGTGTATTTAAAGCCTGGCAGGCGTAAGTTCCCGGACGGGAAGGTGGTCAGTTGTGTCTGTGGGTCGGATCTGATTGCCCGTCTGCCTCGCTTCCTATTTACCGCTGAGAAGCAGGATTTATTTTATTTGAGTTCATGTGGCAATAGCTTCATGAACCCTGATCAGGAGTTCGTTGAACAGGACTTCGAGTTATTTGACGGGATTCTAGATCATTCAATGAATACTTACCTCCAACGTCTACAGGAAATCACATGAGAGCAGCAAGTCTTTTGTTTTTGTTAATTTTGAATGGTTGTCACGTTACTGAGGCCGCGATTGAAAACAAGGAACTGTACTGCAGTGAAATCTACCAGGGAGCTCGGAGTGTCGCTCGGGCTGCTGGTAATTTGATTCTAGGCACCGGAGGGATCCCCGACATCTGCGAAACCATTGACGAGGTGTCTGCGGAAAAAAAGTCACCAGAAACCTCGATGTAATCATAAGGATTTGGGCGTTTTATCATGGCTTCTAAAAAGCAGCTGCGTTTGAAAGAGACCGCCAGAAAGTTGTCGGACCCTCAAACCTGGGAGTATTTTTTCAAGATTGTTGCCGCGGGAGAGAGTACCCGTGCTGCAGCGGACTATGTTGAATTATCTACCAATCAGATTAATTCCTATATCAAGGCCCATCCTCACTTAACTGAGGCCTACGAGGAGGCCCGTCAGCAGCGAGCGGAGTATCACGCTGAACGTATCGAGAAGATTGCGAATGATGTAGAAACCGGAGATATGGACGCCGCATCTGCGCGAGTATCTTTGGATGCTCGTAAATTTTTAGCCTCGAGGTTTAATCCTGATCGTTGGGGCGACAAGCAACGGGTTGATGTCACTGTAACCGATATGAACGCGCTGTATATGGACGCCCTGGACGCTCTCTGTATCCCCGAGGGCGAGTTTGTCCGTGAGTAAGAACGTCTTTGTAGCGTTCCTAAAAACGTACAGCGATGACCCTGTAAAGTTTGTTGAGAAGGTTTTAAAGGTCAAACCGGACCCCTGGCAAGCCGAGCTCATGGAGCAAGTGGCTAAAGGGACCAGAAAAATTTCCGTGAGATCGGGTCATGGCACAGGCAAATCGACCGTGGCTAGTTGGACGATACTTTGGTACTTCCTGACTAAACACCCGTGCAAGATTGTTTTAACCGCCCCGACTAGCAGTCAATTATTTGACGCTCTGTTCTCGGAAGTTAAGTCCTGGATTAAGAAACTGCCTGATGCACTTCAGAATCTTCTAGAGGTAACCAGCGACCGGGTTGTTCTTGTAGCCGCACCCCAGGATAAGTTCATCTCTGTTCGCACCAGTAGAGCAGAAGTCCCGGAGGCTATGGCCGGTATCCATTCATCCAACGTCCTTTTAGTTGTGGATGAGGCCAGTGGTATACCGGAGGCAGTCTTTGAAGCTGCAGCTGGGTCCATGTCTGCCACCAGTGCCTGTACGATTCTTTTGGGTAACCCGGTGAGAACGTCCGGTACTTTTTACGAATCGCACCACAGATTAAAAAGCGAATGGCACACCATGCACGTTTCCTGCGTGGATTCTCCTCGAGTCTCGAAGGAGTTTGTAAAGGAGATGGCGATCCGCTATGGAGAGGATTCTTCGGCATTTAACGTGCGCGTGTTGGGTGAGTTCCCCAAAACTGATGACGAGACCATCATCTCCCTGGCTCTGGTTGAGGATGCCCAGGTCCGTGATGTCGAGATGTCCGAGTTCACTCCCAAGATCTGGGGCTTGGATGTAGCACGGTTTGGTACCGATGCCAGTGTTCTCGCTGAAAGGCAGGGGACCATTGTTAATTTTATNGAGTCCTGGCGGGGTAAGGACTTGATGCAGTTAACGGGGTTGGTTCATCAAAAATATAACGAACTACCCCCATCGCAGCAGCCCATTGAGATCTTAGTAGATTCGATCGGTCTGGGTTCCGGTGTAGTGGATAGATTGAAGGAGCTCGGTCTTCCGGTAAGAGGCATCAACGTTGCCGAAAGCCCCTCGATGAGAAGCCAGTATATCAATCTGAGAGCAGAGCTCTGGTTTCGGATGAAAGAATGGCTCGAGGCCCGGGATTGTAAACTTCCCAAAGATGAATCCCTGTTCTCTGAATTGGTAGCACCGCGCTACAGTTTTACGAGCACGGGCAAACTCAAAGTCGAATCCAAGCAAGAAATGAAAAAGCGTGGACTACCGTCACCTGATAGGGCTGATGCGGTAATCCTTACTTTGGCGTCCGAGCCCACTACAGCGATGTTCGGAAGAAAATACAACCAAGCAAAAATTACTCGCGGCATTAGGTCGATCGTATGAGAGAAGAAATAGATCTACTCAATCAGATAATTGAGGAGCAGAACATCGAGAATGGGGGCATGACTCAGGTCGAGCTCCAGGGTGTTGTGCGCGCTTCGATTACTGATGCTGTGAAATACATTGATGATGAGGTTTCCCCTGACCGTGCAATTGCTACGGAATTTTATCGGGGCGAGCCGTTTGGCAATGAAGAGGATGGTAGAAGTTCAGTCGTTGATATGACTGTTCGGGATACGGTCCAGAAAATAATGCCAGCCTTGCTCCGAGTTTTTTTCTCGACAGACAAAGTTGTGGAGTTCAATCCGGTCACCGGTGCGGATGTGGCGTATGCCTCGATGGCTACCGATTACGTTAATCACGTTCTAACAAAAGACAACAATCTTTTCATGGAGCTGCAGTCTTGTTGGCAAGACGCCCTGGTCCGTAAAGTCGGTATCCTAAAATTCTTTTGGGAAGATAATCAAAAGCAGGAAGGCTATACGTTAACAGGTATACCGGAAGAGGCCTTGATCTCTCTGCAATCGGATCCTGAACTCGAGATAAGTATTGTCTCAACCATGATGGGTGACTTCCCAACGTACAATGTATTAGTCAATTACAAATCAAAAACAGGGCGGGTCAGAGTCAAATCACTGCCTTGTGAAGAATTTATAATTAACCGTGAGGCCACTTCCCTCGAGGACGCAATCCTTACCGGTCATCGAAAGATGGCTACTGTCAGTGAACTCGTTCTAATGGGTTACGATTTTGATTTTGTTTATGGCAAGTCCTCTGGTACGGATGAGCTGCAGACAAACGTCGAGCGAAGAGAGAGAACAAATAAACTTGACTACTCTTATAGAACCGACGACAGCACCCGACTAGTCGAGTATGTCGAAGCCTATATAAAAATCGATTGGGACAATGACGGTGTAGCAGAGCTCAGGAAGATCTGCTGCATGGGCGATGATTATGAGATTGTAAACAACGAGCCCTTCGATAAGCCGCCGTTTGCCACTTTCTGCCCATCTCCTGAATCACACGTTTTCTTCGGTCAGTCAATTTACGATTTAGTCGGTGACTTACAAAAGATCAAATCAAACGTTTTACGGAATTCGCTTGACTCTCTTTCCATGTCAATACATCCCCGAGTTGCGGTGGTAGAGGGTCAGGTGAATGTTGATGATGTTCTGAACACTGAGGTCGGAGCAGTTATCAGACAATCCCAGCCGGGAGCGGTGACTCCCTTCAACCTCCCTTTTGTGGGAAGAGAAGCGTTCCCGATGCTGGGGTACCTAGACTCTTTGAAAGAGGGTCGCACGGGAATCTCTGCGGCCAGCCAGGGTTTAGACGCCGAGAATCTACAGTCGACTACGGCGGTCGCAGTTAACGCAACGATCAAAGGAGCCCAAGCACAGATTGAAATGATTGCCCGGGTGTTTGCTGAAACGGGCATGAAAGAACTGTTCAGCGGTGTTTTGAAACTTATAGTGCAGCATCAGGATTACGAGCGCATCATTCGCCTCCGAGATGCTCCCACTCCGATAGATCCGCGTCCCTGGAATTCGAACATGGATGTGTCTATCAATGTACCTCTAGGCGCGCAGTCTGATGCAGAGAAAGCAGAATCTCTTGCTGCGATTACTAAAAAGCAAGAAGAGATCCTTCAGAAGTTTGGACCCAACAATCCGCTGGTTAGTCTCGAGCAATACAGGAACTCGATCTCTGCACGGATAAATCTTGCTGGATTTAAAAATACTTCAGCGTTTATCAACGAAGGTCCGATCCAGCTACCCGAGCCGCCGCCGCCACAGCCTACGCCGCAAGAAATATTGGCTCAGGTTGAAGCACAAAACATCCAGGCGGATATGCAGAAGAAGGCAGCAGAGCTCGAGCTCAAGCGTCAGCAGATGATCCGGGATGATGACTTTAGACAGGATAAGTTAGAGGCTGATATAGCCATGCAAGCTGCTGAACTCAAAGCGAAGTACCCGACTATCAGACTGTCTACAGAAGAGCTCATGGAGCAGCTGAGAGCCCCTAGAGAGATGATGCAATGAGCACTTTCGAGGACGGAGATCACGCGAAACGAATTTTAGAGGATTCGTTCTTCCAACGTATCCTAGATGAACTACGCGAAGATGTAAGAATCCGGTCATGCAAAGTAAACCCAGAGAATCACAACTCAGAGAGGAGCTGTATTTCGAACATCAGGCATACGATCGAATCGAGCAAAAGTTGAAAACGTATGCAGACAGAAAAGTTTTTTTAATGAAAAAAGGTGGATAAAACATGGCAACTGAAACTCCTATGGGAACACTTCAAGCCCGTGACGCAATTGTGAATCTTCTATCTCCCCAGGAGCAAATTGAAGAAAACAATCCCCCTAGTGAAGAGGAAACTCTTCAGCCCGAGGAAGACTCAACTGAGTATGAATCGGAAGACGAATCTCCAGACTACAACGAAGAGATTAAAGAAACTCGCACTTTCAAGATCAAGGTTAAAGGCCAAGATAAGGAAGTTACCGAGGAAGAATTAATCAAACTCGCTAGCATGGGTGAGGACTATACGCAAAAGACACAGGCGATTGCTGAACAGCGGAAATTCTTAGAGTCGATCACTCAGGAATCAGAAGCTGCTAGGTCGAGAATGTCACAACTCTTGCCCGAACTCGAGAGCTCTCTTTTGCAGATTGAAAAGAAACTCAATGCCGAGCCTGATTGGGATGCGCTATCAAAGCAAGACCCAGCCAAAACGCAAATATTGATGCGCGAGTTTGACAAAAACCGTGCAGCAAATAAGGCAGAGTTAGAGAAGGTACGCGCTGAAAAGCAGCGGTTACTCGCTGAAGACCAGCAGCGCGCACTACAACAGCGACAAGATCTTCTCGTCCAACAAGGTCAACTGCTTTTAGAGAAAGTGCCAGAGTGGCAGGATTCTGATAGAGCAACCAAGGAGAAAGAAGAGATTGAAAGATGGGCATTGAGCAATGGCTTTTTAGATCAGGGTCAACTCAACAACATCGTCGATTGGGGTTCGGTCGCTATAATGCGAAAGGCCTGGTTATATGACCAGGGTAAAAGCGCCGTAGCGAAAACAAAAGCGAAGTCCAAAAGTAAGACCCTTTCACCAGGATCAACAGGCTCGGCTCCTAAGCGTGACAACTTAAAGTCTCAGCGTGAGGCCTTTATGAAGACACGCAAATCGAGTGATGCCCGTGAATTAGTAGCGGGGATCTTAAATCAATCTGGAAGGAGGTAGGGTCAAATGTCCCAAGTCTCAAATACGTTTAGTTCCTTCGATGCCAAGGGAATACGTGAGTCACTTGCTGACGTAATATATTCGCTCGCACCGGAAGAAACGCCATTTATGAGCAACATTTCTTCGGAAAGTATTTCTAATACTTTTACGGAATGGCAAACTGATGCTTTGGCATCTGCAAACGCCGCAAATGCTGCCATCGATGGTGATGATATTTCCAGCTTTACTGCAGTCACTGCGACTGTCAGGCCTGGAAATAGAACTCAAATTTCTCGCAAAACTTTCATCATTGCTGACAACTTGGCATTCCAAGACTTAGCAGGAAGGAACAGCGAGATAGCTTACCAAGTAACAAAGCAGGGCAAAGAGCTTAAGCGAGATATGGAAGCGGTACTTACTGCTAACGTAATTCCCGCAGCCGGTTCTAGTTCAGCTGCCAGACGTTGCGGAGGGCTTAGTGCCTGGTTGGCAACGAACTCAGTATCAAACACTGGGTCATCTGGCACCGCTGGAGCCAATCCTGTTTTAACTGCAGGTATCCCAACGACCGTACAGACTGAAGCAACCAACAAGAGAGCAGCTACTGAAGCTCTTCTCAAGACGGTTATCTCAAATGTATGGACTAACGGTGGTACACCTACACTGGTAATGTGTGGTGCCGCACTCAAGCAAGTCATTTCTGGCTTTGCCGGTATTGCAGCACAGCGTTACCAAGCACCAGCTGCACCGACCACTATCGTGGGCGCGGCCGATGTCTATGTGAGTGATTTTGGTTCTGTGTCTATCGTTCCAAATCGCTTTAGTCCAACTCGAAACGTTTTTGTTCTCGATCCAGAATATGCCGGCATGGGTATTCTTCGAGATATACAAACGCAAGAGCTGGCAAAGACCGGTGACGCAAGTAAATATCTCATGCTCGCAGAGTACACTCTGATCATGAAGAATGAGAAAGCTCACGGTGCTATTTACGATTGTGATGATAGTTAATCACGGAGTAAGTGAGAAAGGGGACTTCGGTCCCCTTTTTTTATGGGTTAAATATGAAACCGCGAAAAGGCAAAGCCAAAGTAAAAGTTACNGCNGCTGGCAAAAAGGTCAGCTATGGGCAAGCGGGTAAAGCAAAAGACGGTGGACCTCGAGTTCGCCCAGGAACCAAGAAAGGCGATTCTTACTGTGCTCGATCATTAGGTCAGATGAAGAAGAATCCAAAAGCTGCAAAGAATCCTAACTCACCGCTTCGGTTATCAAGGAAGCGTTGGAAGTGTAAAGGGGCAAAGAGTGGCCGTTAAGAAGAAAGCAAAAAAGAAAGCGAAGTCTCGAGTAAATGAAGCTGGCAACTATACGAAGCCCGGTATGAGAAAGCGTTTGTTCGAACAAATTAAGGCCGGTGGAAAGGGCGGTAAACCTGGTCAGTGGAGTGGACGCAAAGCGCAAATGCTTGCGAAGCAATATAAAGCGAAGGGCGGCGGGTATAAAAACTGATGGCTCTCAAGAAATCACAAAAGTCTCTAAAGAACTGGAC